CTGAAGAAGTCGTTACTGAGGCGATTAGGCTTCACATGAGTAAGCTAGTTAAGAATTATGTTGAAAGCGAGGATATGTACCTCTCACAACATGAAGTATTGAAAATGCCTAAAAAGGATAGCTGGAAACCAGACAATCGATTGGTGTTTAATTACGCTAAGTACATTGTCGATACGTTTACAGGTTATCAAATTGGTGTTCCAGTTAAAATCAAACACGAAGACGAGAACGTAAACGAGTTTGTCGCAGATTTTCGTAAAATCAACGACATGGAAGACTCGGAGTTCGAACTCGCGAAAATGTCAAGCGTGTTCGGTCATGCTTTTATTTACGTTTATCAAGACGAGTATAAGAAAACTAGAGCGACATACAATAGTCCGATTAATATGTTTATCGTCCATGATAACAGTATTGAGGAAAGACCATTGTTTGCTGTAAGATATACGTTTAATGAGAATAATCAAACGGGAGTCGGGCAGGTTATCACAAACGACGAATTGATTGATGCTACATTTACAACTGGTGGGGCGGTAAGGTTCGGTGAACGCACTCAACATATTTACAACTCAATCCCAGTAGTTGAGTTGATTGAGAATGAAGAGCGACAAAGTATTTTCGAGAGCGTTAAAACATTGATTAATGCTTTAAATAAAGCAGCAAGCGAGAAAGCGAACGATGTAGACTACTTTGCGGACGCTTATTTGAAAGTTCTAGGAGTAGAGCTACAGGAAGAAGACGCTAGTCAAATCAGGGAAAATAGGATTTTCAATCTATGGAAGAATGGTGACGGGGCTTTGCCTGAGGTCGCTTTCCTTGAAAAGCCAAGCTCAGATACGACTCAAGAGAACCTTATCAGCTTACTGAAAGAGTCTATTTTCGCTATCTCAATGGTAGCCAATATGTCTGAGTCTGAGTTCGGTAACTCGTCTGGAACTGCACTTGCTTTCAAGTTGCAGGCTATGGACAACCTAGCACGGATGAAAGACAGAAAGTTACAGTCTGCATTCAATCGCTTGTATCAGATTGTGTTTAGCGTGCCTTTGACAACTGTTTACGAGGATGCATGGGCAGGCCTATCCTACACATTCACTCGTAACGTGCCTAGAAATATTTTGGAAGAAGCGCAGATTGTCGGACAGTTATCTGGTCAAGTATCAGAGGAAACGAAGTTGTCTGTTTTATCTATTGTTGATGACCCGCAAAAAGAAATCGAAAGAATGGGAAAAGAAGAGGAAGCTATGGGCGACCTTGAGACTCGTTTGGAAAAACAAAAAATCTACTCAGACTCAGAATTGAGCGAAAGTCAGAAGGTTATAGCCGATGTTGAATAACGAATACTGGGAAGGTAGATACCGTGCCGAGGAAAAGGCAAGGGAGTTGGCGGATAAGAGAGTGGCTTTTCAATTACAAGGTATCTATCAACAACACGCCAACAATATTCAGAAAGAAATCGATAGCTTTTGGCAACGTTATGCTGATAAAGAAGGGATCACGAAGTTAGAAGCTAAACAACGAGCAGATAGGCTTGATATGGTTAATGTTGGGTTTAAAGCTAAGCAGTTAGTCGAGCGAGCTAATCGTTTGAGGGAACGTGGTCAGAAAGTAACTAGCGATGATTTTACAAAAGCAGAAAATGACTTGATGAGATTGTATAACTTGAAGATGAAAACAAGTCGTCTTGAAGTGTTGCAAGCGAATATTAAGCTGCATCAGTATGATTTAGCTTTGAGTGAGTTTGAAATCATTGATAAGCACTTGATTGAATCAATCAGACGTGAAAATTTGTTTAGCGCTGGTGTCTTGAATATGACACTCGGAAGTTTTGAATCTTCAAAAATATCTGCTGACTCTATCGTGTATGCCAATTTCAACAATGCAACGTGGTCGTCTAGGGTTTGGGAAAGACAGAACGAATTAAGAAACATTGTTAAGAAAGGTGTTGCTGATACTGTTCTAAGAGGTAAAGGCACAAACGTTCTGATTAACAGTCTAAAAAAAGAGTTTGATGTTTCCTATGGCTACGCTAGACGGTTAGCAGTGACAGAATCAGCAAGGGTATATTCAGAGGCTCAAAAATCGAACTATGAAGCTAACGGTGTCGAAGAGTTTGAAGTCATGACCGAATTAAAAGCGTGCCACATTTGTCAACCATTCAACGGAAAAATATTTAAAGTATCTGAGTTGGTTCCAGCATTGAACGCACCACCGTTTCATCCGAATTGTCGATGTACGACAGTGCCGCATTTTAGGAAAGATGTACACCGATATGATAGAGATAATGATACAGATTATAAAGTTTTGAACAACAAGCATATTGTGAAAGACGGGGAAAAGGTGTATAATCAGGGTGTGGATAGAAATAAAAATCCTGATAAGCGCCGGCCGGTTAATATCACTAAACAAAAAGAACTACTGAGAAACTTTAAAGAGTCAGGTGGGTTTGTATGGCAAGATGACAAAGCCGCTGAGTATTTGAAGACTCGAGGAGTCGATGCATGTTGTCTAGGGCGTGACTTGGTTGTTTTGCAGAAAAGACCGCTGATATCAGAAATATTAGAGGAATTATTCCATGCTAAACAATTCAAGAATGGATTAGTTATAGATGGTGAAGGAAGTAAAATTTTAGCAGAAATAGAAGCTCAAGAGTACTTAATATCTGTAGCGAAAGAGTTTAATATTCCAAAATCTGAACAAAGACAAACAGAAAATGCTCTGGAAAAATACAAACAAAAATTAAAGGAGTTGAAGAAACATGAAGAATAAGATTATTGATGTTTATAAAATTGCAAACCGTCTTGTTTCTATCACTGTTGAAAATCCTGACTTCTCAAAATTGAAGATGAACCAATTTGTGGACATTGGAGGAAAAAAATACAAAGTTCATAGTATTCCGTTTTTCAGACCAACGCCACCTAAAACTATCTTAGAACAAGACACTTTTACAATCGATTATACAGATGACGAATTGGTTGATAAAGAAGTAATATTCAGCTAATTACCAAAGCACCTAGAGAAATCTAAGTGCTTTTTTTGTACTCAGAAATTGAAGAAATTACAAAATAATCTAACCGTATGGGATCCCGTACGGTTTTTTGTTGTCCAAACTTTGAAGACATTAAAAGCTAAGGATAATCAGTCCACTCTGGACTTAAAAAGGAGGGCCTAAAATGGCAGAAGAAATTAAAGAACCTGTAGTTGAACCTGAAATTGAACAAGCTAGCGGTCAAGAAGAGGAAAAAACTACAGAAAAAACATTCACACAGTCACAGCTTGATGAAATCATTCAGAAAGAGAAAGCTAAGGCCAAGCGCTCTGCTGAAAAAGAGTATCAAGCTAAGATGGACGAAGCTGAAAAGCTACGCAAGATGAACGAGGTTCAGAAAGCGGAGTATGAACAAGAAAAACAAAGAGCATACATTGCTGAACTGGAAGCCAAAATCAATCGTAGTGGACTAGAGCGAGAAGCCTCAAAAATGCTATCTGAGGGCGGAATTGTAGTTGACGATAAAATCCTAAGCATTGTTGTCAAAGATACCGCAGAGAGCACGCAAGAGGCTGTAGAAGGCTTTGTAGCTTTAGTGAATGAACTAGCTGACAAGAAAGTTGGCGAAAAATTAAAAGGTAAGACACCTAAGAAGATGGAAGATACATCCGCAGGCGAAATTACCAAGGAACAATTCAACAAAATGGGGTATCAAAGTAGAAACGAATTACTACAAAACAACCCTGAACTATATCACAAATTGAAAGGATAAAAATATATGACACAAACTAAAATTGCACAATTAGTAAACCCTGAAGTTATGGCAGACATGGTTTCAGCTAAATTACCAAAAATGATTAAATTTACACCTTTAGCTTACGTTGAGCGTGAGCTTGTTGGACAACCAGGAAACACTTTAACAGTTCCTAAATGGGAATATTCTGGTGATGCCAAAGACATCGAAGAAGGCGTAGCAATCGAGCCTGACCAATTAACTACTAAGAAGTCTACAATGACAATTAAAAAAGCTGGTAAAGGTATTGAATTAACAGACGAAGCTATTCTTTCTGGTTACGGAGACCCTATCGGACAAGCTACTCATCAAATCGCTTTAGCTATCGCTAACAAAGTAGACAATGACTTAGTTGAAGAAGCTAAGAAAGCTACTCAATTTGTTGCTGAAGCTCCTACAACTGGTGCTGCATTGGATAAAGCTTTAGCAGTATTTGCGGATGAAGAAGACGCTCGCTATGTTGCGCTTATCAATCCAGAAGACGCTATTGCTTTACGTGCTGATGTTGCAAAAGAATGGGTTCGCGGTTCAGAAATTGGCGCTGATATTGTTGTTTCTGGAACTTTTGGTGAAGCTCATGGAGTTCAAATCGTGCGTTCTAAGAAAGTAGATAAAGGTAAAGGTTTCCTTGTTAAAGTTTCAGCTACTGACACAGACACAGACGATGTTGCTAAATATGGAGCATTCGTTATCAACTTAAAACGTGATGTGGCTATTGAAACAGACCGTGATATTTTAAAGAAAACAACTGTTATCACTGGTGATGAACACTATGGTGTGTACTTATACGACCCTACAAAAGTGGTTAAATTTGGAGGTAATGCGTAATGGGTATGTTGTTACGACGACATTATCCAGAAAAGCCTGCTGAGTCTGAGATTATCACTTACGACGACTTAACGGTTAACGAGTTAAGAGACATTGCAAGAGAACGTGATATCAAAGGTTATTCAACGCTAAACAAAGAGGAACTTATCGCAGTATTGGAGGGATAACATGGCAAATATCGCTCAAGCAAAGATATTGCTAGGGATTGAGGATGAACTTCAAGATAAGTTACTAACAACCATAGCAACGTTGACAACTGCTAATTTTTTAGCTTACGCAGGTGTGGATGATGTCCCTGAGGGCCTTGAGTATATTATTACTGAGGTCATTATTAAACGATTCAACAGAATAGGTTCTGAAGGGATGAGTAATCAATCCCTAGAAGGTACATCTATGACATTTAACTCTGATGATTTCAAAGAATACGATAGTGTGATTAAGCGAGTTTGTTCTAAAACATTTAATGCGGGGTTTAAGATGTTATGAGATACAACGAAAGAGTGGAAATTATTGCTAAGCAACAAGAAGAGTACAATCCAGAAACAGGCGAATATACTTCTAGTGAAGAAGAAAGACTTATCGTTCCAGTTCATGTTATGGACTTGGGTATAGATAAGCAAGTTGCAGTTTTTGGTGAATATAAACGAGGTTCAAAAGTGGTTTATTTCCAAAATGCTCCTAAAATCGAATTCACTTATCTCAATTATCGAAAAGAACGCTATAAATGCAGAGCAGATAAGCAGTCTGGGAGAGTATTCTATCTAGAGAAGGATAATTCTATTGGCTGATGTACGTTTTGAATTAAAAGGACTTGAAAAACTACAAAAGAAACTTCAAAAAGTCGCTAAAATGGAAGAAATGGAGCGTATCATTGAGAAACATGGTGCGGAAATGCAAAGAAAAGCAATTATCAACGCTTCCAAGTTTAGAGGGCATTATGAAGGAAGAGGCAAAAATAAACATTTCGTCAAGCCTACAGGGGCGACTAAGCGTTCTATCTCTGTTAACAGTAGCAAGATAGATAGATTTAGATATAGAGTGGCTCCAGGGACTGCTTACGCTGCTTACGTTGAATTAGGAACTCGCAAAATGAGCGCACAACCGTTTATCAAACCAGCTTTTGACGAACAGAAAAAACTATTTAAAAATGATTTGGAGAGGTTGGTTAAATGAAATCAAGAGAGCAAGCAGTTTTTGACAGCGTATTTAAACGTTGCCAGAATTTAGGGTATAAGACATACGACTATAAACCAGACGACAATGTGCCTTATCCGTTCGTTGAGTTAGAGGATACTACTTCTATATTAGTACCTAACAAAACGGACGTGAAAGGTACAGTCGAGTTGGTCTTATCGGTATGGAGTACCCGTAAAAAACGTAAACAAGTATCGGATATGTGTTCGAGTATCCTAGCAGAATCGATGAAGATTGTTGAGGCGGACGGCTATTATGTAGCCTTAAATATCTCTCAATCTACAATATCGATTTTCGATGACAACACGACAGTCGAACCACTCAAGCGTGGTCGTGTTCGTCTAGTATTTACAATTTTATAAGGAAAGAGGTTAAATAAATGCCAGTTGCAAAAAAAGGTATTGACAGTATTTTATTATTTCGCTTATTAGGCGAAGCAAGCAAAGCAGACGGTGCTAAATTAGCATTCCAAACTGAACACTCAACAGAAAAGAGCCGTGACACTAACTCGGTCAAAACTAAAGACGGAGTTTTACAATCTGTCGGCGGTATTGAGGTTTCAATTACTGCGACAACGATCATGGCGGAAGACGATGAACTTGTCGCTAAGCTAGAAAAAGCTATGGACAAGGGTGAACTTGTTGAAGTTTGGGAAATTGAGAAAAATGCTAAGAAACAAGGTGACAAATACGAGTCAGTGTACTATCAAGGTTACTTGACATCGTTCAAGAAAACTAAAAACGCTGAGGATTTAATCGAATTAGAACTTGAGTTCGCAGTAAACGGAACAGGAGTTAAGGGTTATGCTACTCTTAACACTAGTCAAGCAGAAGTAGTTCAATATGAATTCGCTGATACAACAAAAGGAACAGCTAGTCCATCTAGTCCTGTAGCTGCTTCACCTGGTATCGGTGGTTAGAAATTAAGAGAGGTTAACGCCTCTCTTTTTTATTGTATTTTTTAGAAAAAGGAGAAAACAACAATGCAATTAAAAATCAATGATAAAACTTACAACATTAAATTCGGAGTGAAATTCGTTCGTGCGCTTGATAAAGCTTATCCAATCGAACAACAAGGCTTAAAATTCGGAATGGCGCTATCTGCTAAGATTCCAGAATTATATGCAAAAAATATCGCTTCATTAGCTGATATTATCTACTATGGAACAGTTACAGAAAGCCCACGCCCTTCATTATCGGAAGTTGAAACATACGTTGAAGAGTGTGAAGATCTAGAAAGATTGTTTGATGATGTAATTCAAGAATTAAGTGAGTCAAACGCAGGAAAGTCTTTGATGTCGGAGATGAATCAAGGCCTCAAGAAAAAATAATTGAGAAATCATCTCTCGAAACGTTTGAAGAAATCATTATAAATTGTGTCCGATTTTTAAACATTACAGACATGAACGAGATTGGGCGTATGACAATGTACGAATACGACTTGTTGATGACAGGAGTGTTGTTAAGAAAGCAAGATGAAGATGAACTCTTACATCGTTCTGCTTGGCTAACTAGACAGGTGGAAGCTACTAAATCGGACGGTAAAACTCCTTTGTATAGAAAATACAGTGATTTCTATAAGAAAAAAGATACTAACAAGCAAAAGTATCAGCTCTCAGACAAAGAGAAAGAACTCTTACTGAGAGCAAACATGTAATGAAAGGAGGTATATAATGGCAGAAACTTATTCAGTCGAGGCGGTGTTATCTGCGGTCGATAAGGGAATGGGTTCTACTTTGAACGGTCTACAAAAAGCAATCAACGGACTTCAAAAATCATCGAATGCTTTTGATACGATTTCAAATAAGAGTTCATCAATGTTCAAATCGATGCTTGGCGCTAACCTTGTGAGCTCGGCAATTACATCGGCTTTCGGTAGTATCAAAAATACTATGGGCGAAATGGTTGGAGAGTTGAATAGCTCTAAAAAGGCTTGGGATACGTTTGATGGAAACCTCAGTAAATTAGGCTGGGGAAAAGACCAAATCAACGAGGCAAAAGAGGCAATGCAGGACTATGCGACTAAGACTATCTACTCAGCCTCAGACATGGCTAGTACGTTCTCTCAAATGGCGGCGATTGGTCGAAAAGATAGTGGCGAGCTTGTAAAAGCTATGGGCGGTCTTGCAGCATCCGCAGAAAATCCTAAGCAAGCAATGACGTCTCTTTCTCAACAAATGGTTCAAGCTCTAGCTAAACCGAAACTTACTTGGCAGGACTTCCGTATCATGATGGAACAAGCTCCAGCAGGTATGAGCGCAGTTGCTAAAGAAATGGGAATGTCGCTAAATGATTTGATTCTCAAAATTCAAGCTGGAGAAGTTAAAACTGATGATTTCGCTGAGGCGTTTAAACGTGCTGGTATGACAATGCAGGACATGGCTACGAGTTATAAGACGATAGACCAAGCGTTGGACGGTTTGAAAGAAACACTATCAAACAAACTTAAGCCAGCGTTTGACACGTTGTCTAAAGCAGGTATCAAGGCACTTGAGGCAATCATGAACCAACTTGACAAAGTTGATTTCAATAAACTAGCCACAGGGATTGAGAGTTTTGTAAGCAAGATTGATTTCGATGCAGTCATTGAAAAAATAACCTCGTTCGTTGGTTCTGCTGTTGCTAAAATTAAAGAATTTTGGCAAGGCTTTACAAACACAAGTGCAATATCTGACTTTAAACAAGCGTTGAGCGAAGTTTGGGAGGCAGTTAAGAAAGTATTTTCTTCACTTTCTGGAGGAGATACGGCTTCATTCGGTGAAAAGGTTGGGAAAGCCTTAAGTGCAGTTTCAAAGGCATTACAGGCGTTTGCTAAAATCGTTCAAAGTCTAAGTCCAGAACAGATAAGAGCTATTGCTACAGCTTTCATTGGCTTCAAAGTGGCACAAAGGTCAACAAAATTATTGGCAAATGCTTTAATCGGTTTAAGCAAAGGAGTAGGCGCGATCAAGGCTGTTTTTGGCGGTTTAGCAAGCTTTGCAAGAGTTGCAAAGATTTTAAGTGGTATCGCCAAAGGTTCTCAAGCTGCTAGCTCGGCATTAACATTCTTATCTGGAAGTTCAAAACTTGCTAGGGGTGCAATGATTGGATTGAATATCTTTAGTAAGGTAGGCGGTTGGATTGGTTCTGCGGTTTCTGCAATCGTTGCTTTCCTAGGTCCAGTTGGATTGATTATTGCTGCAGTTGTAGCAATCGGTGTAGCGTTTGTTGTCCTATGGAATAAATGCGAAGGTTTCAGAAATTTCTTCATCGGGTTATGGGACGGTATCGTCAACGTTGCCTCAAATGCTTGGAAAGGTATTCAAGGCGCTTGGGACGGTATGGTAGAGTGGTTCTCTAATCTATGGAACGGAGTAAAAGAAACTGCTTCAAATGCTTGGAATGGTTTCCTTGAGAAGGCTAAGCCAGTCATCGACGCTATTAAAAAGGCGTGGGATAGCATTAAGGAGTTCTTCTCTGGATTGTGGGAAGGCATTAAACAAATTGCCTCGAATGTTTGGAATAGTTTCCTAGAGGGCGCTCAACCAATCGTGGAGGCTTTAATGAATGTATGGAACGCCTTGACGGAGTTCTTTACGACATTATGGGACGGTATTGTTTCAATCGCAAAAACGGTTTGGAATGGTATTGTCGAAGTTGTAACTGCTGTTGTTGAGACGGTTAAAAACGTATGGAACGGCATTGCAGAGTTCTTTAGCAACCTATGGAAAGGAATTACAGAGGCGTCTACTATTGCGTGGAATGGTTTTGTTGATTTCCTTACTCCTATCGTTGAAACAATCAAAGGATTGTGGAATGGCTTTGTTGAGTTCATGACTGGCGTTTGGAATGGTATTGTTTCAGTTGCTACTACAGCATGGAATACACTTCAACCTATCATCGAAGCGGTTTGGACTGCTATTCAAACGTTTATCTCAACTGCTATCGAAAATATTAAAACTGTAATCTCAACAGGAATGCAAATTGTTCAAGGCGTATGGAATGCGGTTTGGACTGTATTTACAACAATAGTTCAGACTGTGTGGACTGTTATTTCAACGGTTATTTCAACTGTATTGAACGTGATAGCAGGCATCATCAAAACAGTTACATCTATTATTAAAGGTGATTGGAGCGGTGCTTGGGAAGCTATTAAAGGAGTAGCTCAGACTGTTTGGGAAGGTATTAAAACAGTTATTTCAACTGTAATTAATGCAATCAAGGACGTCATTAGTGCTGTTTTGGGAGCTATTAAAGATAATGTAACAACAATTTGGGATGGTATTAAGACAATCATTTCAACAACAATCAACGCAATTAAAGAAACTGTAATAAACGTTGGAAATGCCTTGAAAGAAGGCTTCCTAAATGCTATGGATGGACTAAAACGTGGCGTTTCAAGCGCTATCGATGCAGTTAGTGGATTCTTTGATAAATTGTGGCACATTGACTTGTTTGGTGCTGGTAAAGCTATCCTGGAAGGGTTCCTAGGTGGATTAAAATCTGCGTGGGGTGCTGTCACAGAATTCGTTGGAAACATTGCTAACTGGATTGCAACACACAAAGGGCCTATCTCTTATGACCGCAGATTGCTTATCCCAGCAGGGGAAGCTATCATGGGCGGTTTCAATAGAGCTTTAATGGGTGGTTTTGAAGATGTCAAAGGCAACGTGTCTGGAATGGCGGACGGTATCCGTTCGATGTTCGATGACGCAGGATCTAGAGTTTCAGCGATGTCAAATGCGTTGCAGGGCGATTTCTCAAATAACGTATCTGGCACATTATCAGCTACTTATGAAGTTAACCAAACAAAAGAGCCTGCTGTTATTAACCTTGCTCTAGGTTCAAATGATTTCAGAGCCTTTGTTTCAGACATTTCAAATATCCAAAGTAAAGAAGAAAGGATAAGATTGAAGGCTTCAAGCCTTTAATGGTGGTTTAAATGTATACTTTTAATGACACAACAAAAGGCACGCCAACATTTAACTCTGGTTTAGAAGTTCAATTTGGCGGTGTAAGCCTCAATCAAGAAATGAATAACGAGGACGGAACGTTTTTTGTGGCGAATACCACAGGACGGGACGTCCTTGACTTTCACCATGAAACAGCGAATATAAAAGGTCGAGACGGTCAATATCTGTATGGCGCTACTTATAAAGAACGTGAGATAGAAATACAGGTTAGACTAACAGGCTATACTGATTTAGGCATGCGGAGACAGTACGAGCGTTTAAACCGCTTATTGTTTTCCCGTAAAGCTAAAAAATTAGAGTTTGGTGATGATGGAGAGAGATATTACAAAGCTATCTTTTCAAAAGTTAAGAAACCAGAATTGGAAGACGCAAACGACACAGTTATTAAACTACATTTCATTTGCTATGACCCATTTAAGTATACAGAACCTAAAAGTACAGGAAGTAACAAGGTAACTTATAACGGAGACTTTCCAACAGAGCCTATTTTGTACCTTACAACTAAAGAAGGAACTGAAATCCGTATTCTACACCTTGAAACTCAAAAATATATCAGATTAAAAGCTACTTACGTTCAAGATTCAAGTCTGGTAATTAATTGTGAAACTAGAGAAATCACGTTAAACGGCAGAAACGAGTTGATGAATTTTGATGTGGTTAACAGTCGATATTTTAAGCTTCAAAAAGGCGTAAACACATTTCAAGTTGAGGGTGCGACATTGAATGATATCCAGTACAAAGAGGTGTTCGCATGATTTATTTATTCAATCAGACGGAAGAATTGATTGACGTTATTGACGAGGCGAGCCTTGCAGATTTTACGCATACTATTGAATTGAATCAATTTGATAGAGCAAGTATTGAAATCCCTATTGATTACAAGCCTAACATTATCAAAGAAGCCCAGTTTTTCGGTTTTCAATCGAGAGACGGGGCTTTTTGCTTATTCAGAATTTCTGAAAAGTCCTATGATATTGGATTGTCTATACAAGGTATAGACAGGGCAGAAAGTGACTTACATTCATTCATCATTGAGAATAAGCGTCCTAAGGGAACCGCTGAACAAGTATTGAATGGAATTTTAGAAGGAACAGGCTATCAATTAGGAAATGTAGACGGCTTGACTCGAACAGGGAAATTGAGCTTCTACTATATTTCAGTTCGTCAAGCGCTCGTTAAAATAATTGAATCGTACGCTTGCGAGTTCAAGATTAGATATACCTTTGTTGAAAACAAAATCATTGGACGCTACATTGACCTCAATCAACGCTTTGGGCATGTTACTGGTCATCAATTCGAGTACGGCTCTAACATTTTAAATGTTACCTATGAAGAATCTTCAGACGATGTTGTAACTGCTCTTATCGGTCGTGGTAAGGGCGAACAAAGCACGGATGACAATGGAGAAGCTACTGGCGGTTATGGTCGAAGAATCCAGTTTAAAGATGTTGTTTGGTCGGTTGCAAATGGAGACCCCGTTGATAAACCAGCTGGACAGAATTATGTAACAAATGAAACTGCTAGAAATATCTATGGATTACATCAAGATGGCGTTGTTAAGCATCGTTTCGGTGTATATACAAACGAGGATATTGAAGATCCTACTGAATTATTAAAAGCTACTTACAAAGAGTTACAACGCTTATCTGTTCCAATCGTTACGTTCAAAGCTAATCTCCTAGATTTAGCTAATGCGATTGAGCAGGATATTTGGATTGGTGACAGTGTCGGAATCGTAAGAGACCAAATAGGGATTGCTTTTGAAGCTAGAATCCACAAATTGGTTATTGATAAATTGGATAATAACCGTTCCGTTGCTGAATTAGGCGATTATCAAACATTACAAGCTAAAGACCGTGCAACACGTCAACAAGCTATCAAAGATGCAGTTGGCGGTTTTAGCGCATCACTATTTCATGAAGCTATTGCGAATGAAGTTGAAAGACGGAATAAAGAAATTGACGAAAAGGTTCGTATTATACAACTTGAGATTGATAACGTTGTAAAAGAATACAAAAACAAAACGGAAGATTTCAGCGCTAAAATCCATGAAGAAGTGGAGAAAGAGCGTCCTGAGTTCTTGAAGCGTATCCGTGAAGAGTTGATGAGTGGTGCGGACTCAATCGCTGAATTAAGTAAAAAATTAGAACAGGTCAGTGAGACCGCAAGAATCAATGCTGGTCTAATTGGTGGTGATGGAACCGCTAAGTATAACAAGAACCGTCTCAATGGTAGCACGGCTAAGAAAATCGCCTACGGTACTGATTATGTTGAAGTTGGTCACAATGGAGAAGGCTTTGAGCTAGGTAAACAGTATGTTATAAGTTGGTCAGCAACATGTACGGTTTACGGAAAGACAGACGTGACTGTGATCATAAACAAAACACCGTTTTATGGGGGTCATGTTCATTTTGAGCCTGCTAATCCACACTTGCCAGAGATTGACAAAGACTTAACAAATAAAGAGGAACAGGTATTAGCGGTTTATAATGACGGCTATCGCTTGACATTCTCGGGTGACTGGTATCAGAACGCAGTTCAGTTTGCGACAATTGATAATCGAACCAATCGAATTGAGTTTGCGCCTGTCTATAAAACGATTGCTGATGGGCAAAATTCAATATATGACGGAAGTTGGAACGAAAATCCAACATTTATTTTTGACGGAGGTAGAACATGACGGAAACAATTCCAATTAGAGTACAGCATAAGCGCATGTCAGCGAGCGATTGGGCAAATAGCTCTCTTATTCTGCTTGATGGCGAGTTAGGTGTTGAGAGCGACACAGGCAAGGTAAAGGTCGGAAACGGTCGTGAACGATTCTCAGCCTTGCAATATCTAACAGGACCAAAAGGCGATAAGGGAGAGCGTGGCGAAACGGGACCAAAAGGCGCGGATGGAGTCATGAGATTCGAGGAGCTTACAAGCCAACAAAGAGAATCGTTAAAAGGCGCTCCAGGTCCAGCAGGGCCAACAGGACCTAGAGGGGAAAACGGAACGCCAGGACAAAAAGGTGACACTGGTCCTCGTGGAGAACAAGGACCTATCGGTTTAACTGGTCCTAAAGGTGCAGACGGTGCAAGAGGTGCTCAAGGACCAGCAGGGCCAACAGGACCTAGAGGAGCGGACGGCGCGCCTGGACAAAATATTATTAATCAGAACGGTGGGCAATCTCTAAAATATTGGTTCGGTTCTAAATCTCAGTATGATGCACTTTCTACTAAAGATAGCACTACTATCTATGACGTATACGAGTAGGAGGTAGTATGGCTAGAGAAGGAATTTATGTAGGTAACAAGGAAGTTACACAGCGATACATCGGTGCAAGGCTTGTTTGGGTGAAAATAAGACTGTTATTTAGCGGTGACGTATCAATTAATTATGATAGTCATAATAAACAAATAACACTGAATAAGGATTTTTCACAAAACAAGATAAGAACTGTTGAGATAAACGGAAAAGAAATTTCGTTTTCTAAAATCGAAAACAAACAGGGAAAAACTTATGTAACTTTCACAGAATCCATAGAAGAATTTGAACGCAAAACTGGATTTAACCGATATCGAAGTTTTTACGGTTCAATTCCTATTAAAGTTTACGGAGGTTAAAAATGGACATCACTATTCAAAACGTCCGTGCGCCTGCTCTAGAGCATAACGGGCGGTATTACAAGGTATTTCAACCAAAAACACGCGATGAACTATTGAAGCTTCATCACATGGGGTGCACTGGAAATACCGTTATAACTGATATTCAGTTAGAGCAGGGAGATTTCCCTACTAGCTTTGTGGAACCTACTGTTACTCAGCGAACTTTGTCAGGTCTTTTCAAGGATTTACGTTCTATCGAACTGGAATTAAGAGACCAAAATAGTACGCTTTGGAGCAAAATCCAGAAAAGCAATCAAGGAGCGTTAACACAGTTCTTTGATACGAATGTTAAGAGCGCTATTGCTCAGACGGCTAACGAAATCAGACAGGAAGTGCGAAACGCTTCTAACAGTGCTAGGGTACAGGTTACTCCAGAGGGCGTGGTTATTGGCTCAACTACTCTGACAGGAGAGCAACTAGCCTCAACCATTTCTGCCAGTCCTAGAGGCGTGGACATCATCGCTCAAGAAACTAGAGTTAAGTCTAACATGATTGTGGATGGTGCTATAACTGCAAGTAAGATAGCTGCAGGGTCTGTTACCGCTGACGCTTTAGACGTTGGTTCAGTGACGGCTGATAAAGTTAAATTCGATACTGCTTTTATTCAAAGGTTAGTTTCACAACAAGCGTTTGTCGATGAGTTGTTTGCTAAGCAAGCAACCATTACAAAAATCAAGAACGTTGATTTCACGGGGAATAATATCAAAGGCGGTCGCATTTCCTCACTCAATGGAAATACTACGTTTGACTTGCAAACAGGCTGGATTGATATGAACGGGCATGGAGTCGGGATAAGAAACCGATTCCCTGGCAGACCTTTGCAGTATCTAGCCTTTGATTGGGGTATCATTAACGGTGTTAAGGGTGCGTACACTGCACTAATGAGCAATCGAAACCAGAACGTTGGTATTGACCATACATCAGCAGGTATTCAAATCTGGAATGGTAGGGAGGATACAAATATTCAAACAGCCATCAATATGTATGGTCATAAAATAACGTTTAGACTAAGTGGCCAAGAAAATTTGAGAGAAACCGTAATCGATACTTATACAGGACAAATGTATGGTATTGAAGATATAACAATAGGACAATCATCACTGAGACAAGTGCTTGATAATATATTTGATAATTTCAGAAACCTTGCTGCAGTACCTGGGAATTACAGTCGAGGTTATCATGGAAATTGGAGGTAAAATATGAACACACAAGACAAAGTTATTAACGACTTAGCAATTCAATTAGCAAATAAAACGATTGAATGCGCTAATTACAAAGCGCTTTACGAAGAAGCACAAACACAAATCCAACAACTACAATCAGATAAAGAAAAGGAAGAATGATATATGACATTTAAAGTAATCAACAAATATTTACAAGAAAACAACCGTACATTCGTTGCAATTCGTCAAGAAGCGCCATATACGGCTTTTGACCGTGTTTTAATTGGCGACCATGTAAACGAGTCAGACGAAGAACTAATTAAGGCAGTTATCGGACAAGTAACGACTGAGTTCAATCCAGCGGAGGGAGTGAAGAAACTTCAAGAAGATTTACGTACGCAAGCTGAAAGTTACGAAGAAAAGCTCGCTGAGAAAGATGCAAAAATTGCGGAAGTAAAAGCCGTTGCAGATTGGGCAGTATTGGCTCGAGTAACGGATGTAGATAATCCGTTAGATCCTACTGTTTTCAAACGTGGACTTGAATTGGTAGACCCTGCTAAGACTGGTAAGACTTACCAATCACAAGAAATTTTCACGCTTGAAGATGTGAATCATGTTGAAAAATTCCAAGAAGGCAAACGCGTTATGATTCAAGTAAACGAGCCATTCACGTATCAAGGAGAAACACTTGAACAACTCGCAACACTTGAGCAAAACGGTAAATTAGGTATTTGGAAATGGACTGAACCAAAAGCAGAAAAGCCATCTAGCGAGTTAGACACTCAGCCTGTACAATAATCAACTGTTTCAGAAAGGGAGGTGGGTTAATTGGATTTTTTAACCTTAATCGATAAACTCACGCCCGTTTTAATCGTTATAATTCCAAGCTACTTTTCATTCAAGAGTACGAAGAACACAAAAGAAACTGAAAAACAAATCAACGTACTTTCAGACAAAATCGGAGGGCTTGAAAAATCAGTTGGTGAAATAAACGAAATTGGGCGAGAAAATCGTGATAATCTTTCTCTCATCGGAAAAGGTTTGCAACGATTACAGCGTTTTCGATTACAAGAAAACTTAAAAAAAGCAATTAGGCGCGGGTGGACAACTCAACATGAAATCGAAGAGCTTTCAAGGCTCTATGAAAGTTATGTTGAATTGGGCGGAAATGGCGCCATCAAAATATTGTTTGAGAAGTTTCTCAAACTAGAAATTTCGGAGGAAAAATAATGAACAAAATTAACTGGAAAGTACGAGTATTAAATAAAGCATTTTGGCTAACGTTAGTGCCAGCTTTAGCACTGTTGCTACAAACGTTTCTAGCTGTATTTAACATTCGTTTAGAGTTAGGAGAAACAATTGATAAATTATTAGTGTTTATCAACGCATTATTCGCAGTATTCGTGATTGTGGGAGTTGTTAACGACCCTACAACGGCTGGTCTATCTGATAGCTCGAGAGCACTTGAATATCACGTACCAAACGAAGATTAAAACTAAAAAAGAGGAGGCCTTTAAGGTTTCCTCTTTATTTTTTGCGAAAGGGGGATAATCTTTGAAAAAAGTTATTAAACGACAAGCAGGCGTTTGTGTCGATGTCAGAGATAAAGTTTACAAAGTGAAAGAGGAATTTTATTCTCATGATAAGAACAACGCATTTATCGAGTTACAACTAAATGGAGTAGGCGCTGAGAAAATCATAGTGTTATTCCATTTTAAAACGACAAATCGCTTCTTGGAAGTGGCAGGAAACGTGGTCGAAAACGTGGTTGAAGTTCCATTTGATACTAACTTAATTACAACGGATGAAATTGTGTATGGTTATGTATACGCTGAGAAAGTGGAACAATCTGCTGACATTTTAAGATTCTCTTTTGGCGTTCGTGTATCAGAAATTGATAAACACAGCGAATTACCAATCATTGAGAAAGACACTAAACGCATCATTGCAATAACGGATATTGTAACAAAGGCTGAATTAGAAGAGGCAATCAAGAATATCCATGTCGAGGGCGCAACTTTTGACGATTCTGAAATCTTACGACGTTTACAAGCGCTTGAAACGAAACCAGAAATTGATACAAGCACTTTTGCTACGAAACAAGAACTAGAAAGCAAAGTTGAACGTGCTGAAATCAGCAATATTTCAGCAGAAATTGAAGCTTTAAAAACAAAGACGAATAAAGACACCGTCTATGACGATAGCGCCCTTAGAGAGCGTGTAACAGCGTTAGAAAACAAGACAGATAATGATACTGTATATAACGATACAGAAATCAAGCAACGCTTGGAAGTTTTGGAGCACAAACCAAGCGTGAATACTAGCGAATTAGTTACCAAGCAAGAATTGGAATCTAAAAGCTACTTAACCGAGCATCAGAGCCTAGAAGAATACGCTAAAAAAACGGAACTACCGCAACCGTACAACGATACAGTATTAAAAATGCGAGTTCAAAATTTGGAAACAAAATCTGATACCCTAGCGACTAAAGGCGAACTAAAAGCCGTACAGTTGAAAGCGGGCGAAAAAGGCGAACGAGGAGAGCCTGGCCCTAGTGGAGAACGTGGGGAACAAGGTCCTCCTGGGCCTCAAGGTATTCAAGGTGAACGAGGACAAGACGGACAAAGAGGTGAACGTGGGGAACAAGGACCAATCGGACTGACTGGACCTGCTGGACCTCAAGGGCTACAAGGTATCCAAGGTGAACGCGGACCAAAAGGTGAAAATGGCCGTGATGGTGTGGGTATTCCACAAAAATTGACTTTGTCAGGAAACACGCTCATTCTTTCTGACGGGGGCGGTAGTGTTAATCTACCAACTTCTAGTCAAGATGCTTCAACTTCGTCTAGTGAACTTACTGGTACTGGTATGCCGAACGGTAAAGTAGAAGGTAAACTAGGTCAAACTTATGTTGACACAGCTAAAACAAATGGTGCACTGAAATGGATTAAACGCACACCTTCAGGTAACACTGGTTGGGCGGTATTAGATGGAGATACTGGTTGGAAAACCCTAAATACAGCTTCTAAACTCGGTAATTCATACGTAAAAGCACGAAGAATTAATGATATCGTGCAATTACAATTTGGTGGTTTGCAATGGGGTTGGTTCGGTATTGTTCGCCGTGGTGGGCTTGGATTCGTGGCACATCCGGGAAATCGTGAGAAGAAAGTTTTCATCTTAACAAATGGTCAAATGCCTTACGGCTATCGAACGGCTACTTCATTAATTGGACCTATATATAACGACGATGGTGTTCCATACGGGACATGGTATCTTGGTGGCTATGGAGACGCAAACCACTTACGTTTCCAATTCTTAGAACCAATACCAGCAGACAAAGACATCGGCGACATCAGGGTTTCTAATATAAGTTATTTTACAGACGACCCTTGGCCATTAACATAGCCATAATTAAAAGGAGGAATTTTTATGTTTACTTTAGCGCAAGCAATCAATTATGTAAGAAATTTAGCAGACAACAACATTGGTGTTAACTTTGACGGGTGGTACGGTTGGCAATGTTGGGATTTAGTAGCAAAAGTAATGTATGAAGCTACTGGGAAAGTAGTTAATGGAAATGCTATTGATTTACTTGATTCTGCAGCAGCTCAAGGAATCAAGGTCATCCAAGAAGGCCCAGGAGTTATTGCCAAAGCTGGTGACATCTTTGTAATGGATGTACCAGGATCGCCTTATGGGCATACTGGAGTCGTTATCGAAGATAGTGACGGTTACACTCTTAAGACTATCGAGCAAAACGTAGATGGTAACAGTGACTATCTAGAAGTAGGTGGACCTGCTCGTTACCGTACACGCTCATACACAAACATGGTAGGATTTATTCGTCCAGATTATGCTACTGATTCAGAAAACGTCCAACGTCCTAGCAGTTGGATTGAAGATGAAAAAGGTTGGTGGTATAGAAACGATGACGGTTCTTACCCTAAATCAAAATGGGAAAAGATTAATGGAAGTTACTTCCGATTTGATGACAATGGCTATGCTCTTGAAAATACTTGGTACCAAGATGCTGAAGGTTTATGGTATTGGTTAAAGCCAGGAGGGTTCATGGCTGTAGGTTGGCAAAACATCGACGGCAAATGGTACTTCTTTAATAACGTTGGTGAAATGGTTACTGGTTGGATTCGCTACTTCGACAAGTGGTACTATTGCACAAACGAGAACGGAGACATGGTATCTAAAGAAGTTCGCAAGATTGGTGATGCGTACTACTATTTCAACGAGAATGGAGAGATGTTGGAAAAAGCATCGATTCGTGTTGATGAAAGTGGAGCTATCCATTTCGAAGAATAACAAAACAAGCCTACCTTAATTGGTAGGCTTTATTTTTTTGCATTTTTTTAAGAGATAATTTGTTCCGTATTTGTTCCGTAAATTCTGAAAACGTAAGAATCAACGAGAAACGGAAACGTTGATATTATAATAAAAGTTAACGTTATGAAACGCTATGAAACGTTAATTGTAGTCTGTAGGGGGCATTTTTTATGCTTATTTATAGGCTTTTTTAAAGGTTTTGTTCCGTGGATGTTCCGTGGGATAAAATCTTTATTATTTTTTCATTATCTGAAACTTCTAATTCTTTAATAACATGGGCATACGTCTGCATAGTAACAGTTGGGTTAGCATGTCCTAATCTTTTGCTAACTGAAACGACTTGCACCCCTTGCGATAGTAAAATGCTGGCGTGTGTGTGCCTCAAACTATGAAATCTTATTTTCCTCTCGATTTTCGCTTTTCTAAGTGTATTATCGAGAGTTTTTTTAACGCCATTGTTAGTGATGTCATGAAACACCCTTTCCGTATCTTTCGGAAGTTGGAACAATAGTTCCATTACTTCGCTTGGAATGATGATAGTTCTTTTAGCATTTTTAGTTTTACCGTCTGTGAAATCTCTAGTGTGTAATGAATCGAATCCTTTTTCGATTTTTACAGTGTTCGTTTCTTTATCTAAATTATCCCATGTTAACCCGAGGCATTCTCCAAAACGCATGCCGCTCACCATTGCTAGAAGTATAATATATCGTGATTGATATCTAGGATTGATTCCATCTAGCAACGCTGCATAAAGTCTTTGATACTCTTCAAAGGATAGGAATTTGCTTTCTTCAGTGAACGCTCTTTCGTCATTCCCTTTAATTTTAACGAATTCACAGGGATTATACATAAGAACCCTAGTCTGGACCGCATGCTTAATAGCGCCACTTGTGTATGTGTGATATTTAGAGACAGATTCAGTAGATAGCCTTTCAGCCAATTTATTAATATAAGCTTGATAGCTATCGTGGGTGATATCCTTGAGCATTACGTTAAAATTCTTTCGAACATAACGAATGATCATATCTATACGCTTGGAAACACCTAAAGAAACAGTTCCATCTTTATATAGTTTTTTCCAATTTTCCATATAATCTGCAAGAAGCATTCTTTCTTTGGCAAAGTCTTTACCTTGCAGCATCTCATTTTCGCGGAGGATGGAAGCATCCTTTGCTTCTGCCTTAGTTTTAAAACCGCTCTTGGATACAGCCTTTTGCTTTCCATTCTCGTAATAGTAGACCTTATATGTCCATGTTTTTCCACGTTTATAAATGCTTGCCATAGTTTACCTCCATTTCTATTTGTGGTAAAATAGGGCATATTAAAGAGCCCTATTTCAGGGTGATTTTGATGTTTACCACACTAACAATCTTGGCGGAGAGTAGTGTGGTATTTTTTATGAAATTTGAGGTAGAGGATCATTATCGTGCCAATTTTTAGGGAACCCGTATTTTTCTAAAACAGTATTAAAATCTACTGAATGTATTTTCTTACTGGTAGTTCTAAATCTTTTTCGCAAAGTGTTGTTAAGAACTCTAAATTCATCAGGATGAATAAGCGATTGAAGAGATAAAAATATAGCAAAAAAATTCGAACGTGTGTCATTTCGGTCTGTTATGCCATCATAAATTTCTGGAATATATGGGATACTATCTCGCGTTTTAAAATCCCATAGTTTATTATTATGAGCGCAACAATTTCTAAGTTCATTAACACAATGCAGTATTATATCAACAGTATTTGGAGCTAATTTATTATTTATATTTCCACTATTATTACTTGCAATGTATTCAGATAAGTAGTCAGCGACACTCAATCTTATATCAGCTTTCGAATATTTATACATATATTTAACATCACCGAATGTTAATTCATTAATAATCACCCATAACGGTACAGAATTATGTTGAGTAAAGTAATGTTTAATAGCATTTTCATTACGACTATTTTTTAAACTATTAATTTTATTTGAAATCGTTGATAGTGTTCTATGGATATCCAGAGTTCTATCAGGATCATAAGATTCTGTTTTTAAATAATCGTACTTATCACGATGAACATCGCAAAAGCAATATGAAAATATTGATTTAAAATGCTTTTCCGCTTGAATTAAATACTTCAAAATTGTTGATTTTATTTCAGTATCCAAGATGTGCAAGTATTTTATTTCTGCAAACGTTGAACCGTCAATATAACTGTTACTATTACTATTTTCAAGAAGAATTTTACTGTATAAATTTACAACATTGTAGTAGTTGTTATTTAATAAGTAATTTTTAGCATCTTGGCTATCGTCGATTTTTAATTTTCTATTTGTTAAAATATCAATTTGTTCTTCCAATGAACTGAAAGGTTTCATAAAAAAACTCCTTTATAACAAAAAATTCCCTTGTCCATTAAGAACAAGGGAATCTTTCGCGGAAAGTCCTCACCAAGTATAAACTTGGCTTGCTCACGCTCTTCTCTTGTACTTATAGTATTATATCACGTTAGTGATTGTCAAAGAATAAAAGGTTAAGAAAATGTTAAGAAATCACCTTGTACTATATATAGTAGTAGGTTTTTAAAAATGATATATATCTAGTAAAAACAGTTAAACATTATTAGATTAGTCAATTGAGATTTTTCTTGTTTCACGCGAAAATCACTCGTAAAGATGGATATTAAATCTAGTAATACTCTCTCATTTCTTCCTTAACTCCATAAGTCGCAATTAGCTTATCAAATGTTTCCGGAATATCTTGATACTGTTCTTGATAGAGCAGCAGCATTAATTCAGTTGCAAATTTATTAGCCTCTAGCTCTAATTTGCCCTTCCCCCCATAGCAAAGAGAGTAGTAGCCAATTAAATCTGCATGATCTATAGCGTGTTTTAATTCATGAGCCATCACTAAATATTTCTCATTTGAATTTTTCAATGAGTTGTTCAGTAGAATAATAGGCTCTCCATCGTTTGTAACAATGATTCTCCCTTTAAGCCTAGATGGGAAATCAACATACAAATAACTAATATTTAAGTTATCAGCAATCACAAATGGATTAGCTGTGTGATGATTTTCTACTAAAGTTTTAATATCCAATAATTAACCTTCCTTTTTATCTTTTAATTTATCCCACAAAACGCTTCTAATAATAGCGTCTACTTTTTCTTTTTCATCTTCAGTCAATTCAATGCCATCGTAAGATATAGCAGTGGTATTTAATTTTAGTGCTTTTTCGATGTCGATAGCGTCTTCTTTAGTTGCCCATGCTGGTGCGTTCGCTTTGCTTGAGTTTTGAGCGAATCTAGGGTCTACGGCAGATTTTTCTACATTAAAGAAATCTGCAATCTTTTGAACATTACCTGGAATTGGCATAGACGTTCCTTTAACATATCCAGTCAATGTGCTCGTTGGTATTCCAGTATGTTTAGACAATTCAACTTGCTTAGTTCTAGTACGATTAAGTAGTTCATTAATATTAACAGATATTCTCTTCATGATTTCTATGTCATTAGGAGTATATTTTCCTCTTCCTCGTGCCATTTTTTAGCACCTCCTGTTATTCTTTTCTACTATATAATAACGGTTTAAATCGAACTTGTAAAACAAAAAATATCAAAAAAATCGAATTTTTTATAACAAAACTATTGACATACGAATTAAATCGTATTATCATAGGCTCATAAGTTAATTAATTTGAAAGGAGGTACAGATTTTGACACAAATTTCACTTAAAGCTGCAAGAGTTAATGTGAATTTAACTCAAAAAGAAGTAGCAGAGAGAATAGGAGTTCATCAACAAACTATCGCAAAATATGAAAAAGATAGCACTAAAATTCCTATGAACTTGCTACAACAATTAAGTGCATTGTACAAGGTTGAATTAGATCATATTTTTTTAGGGTAAAAATACGATTTAAAACGTACTAAATAATTGCACAGACTTTCAACCAGAAAGGAGTTTAAACCATGGAACAATCAACGCTTGATTATTACGAACCGATATTCTTCGAAGTTGTAAAAAGAAACCCAGAGAAATTTGTCGGGCTAATAAAACCGTTTATTGACTCGAGAAACAATCAAAGGTGGATAACGACTGAAGAATTGTGTGAAGCGATTGGAACGAGTTCCAGTTCGTGGCACAAGAGTGAAATTAGAAACCATCCTGTGGTGGTTGCAGCAAGAAGAACAGATACACGCCCATACAAATATCAAGCGAGCATGATTGATGAAATACAGAGAGTATGGGACGGAAGGAGAAGACGATGAGAACAGAACGAAGACTAAAGAACACAGTGCCATTCAAGAAATTCTTAGCTTGGTATATCAAATGGCTCGGAATTACATTCGTATGTGTTAGTGCATTTCTAGTGATGGCATTGATGGTGCTGTTGTTTGTAGGAAAGGCGGTAGAAAATCACCAAGCAAAAGTGGATTTGATTATAAGTGGGCAATATGTGGAGCCTGACTTTCAAGATACATGGAACAAAAAAAGCCGATGAAACAATCACCGACTTCCTAAACTAACTAACTACATTATAAAAACAAATTAAGGAGAAATCAAATCAATGAGTGAAACAACTAAAAAAGAAGAACAATTCGTTCTCAAAATCTTAGAAACGGTTCAAGAATATGAGAATGCTGATTTCAATATCATAGAATCACTTGGAATAATAATCAAAATGGTTATTTATGCAAGAGGAACAGGAACACCAATGTCAGAAGTCATCGAAGATAACAAAGAAGAGTGGGGAATGAATGAATGACAGTAAAAATCAACAAACTAGAAATCGAAAATGTGAAGCGTGTCAAGGCTGTCACGATCGAGCCTACATCGAACGGGCTCACAATCTTAGGAGGAAACAACAATCAAGGGAAAACAAGTGTCCTCGATGCCATTGCTTGGGCATTAGGTGGCAATAAGTACAAACCAAGCAAACCAGCTCGTGACGGATCCATGAATCCACCAACGCTTCGATTGGAATTATCGAACGGACTCATCGTGGAACGTAAGGGCAAGAATTCAGATTTGAAAGTTACGGATCCAAGTGGACAAAAAGCAGGTCAACAATTGCTTGATTCATTCGTTGAAGAGCTCGCTTTGAATCTTCCAAAATTCATCGAATCAAGTGCGAAGGATAAAGCGAACACGCTTCTTCAAATCATTGGAGTTGGTGAGAAATTATGGGAGCTCGATAGAAAAGAAGAACGACTATACAACGAGCGAAGAGCAATTGGACAAATTGCGGATCAGAAAAAGAAATACGCAGCGGAACAACCTCAATATCCCGAAGCTCCAAATGAATTAGTAAGCATTGCGGACTTGATTCACGAGCAACAAGAGATTCTTGCACGAAATGGTGAGAACGCTCGTAAACGACAAAATCGAGAAAATATCGTGAATAAAATGCATTTGTCTGAAGCTCGATTGAAACAATTAAAAGAGCAACTCGCTCAAGAAGAAGCTATTCACGATAAGCTCATGGGCGACTACGTTGAAGCAAACAAGTCCATTGAAGATTTGGTGGATGAATCAACTGAAGAGATTGAGAACTCAATCGCAAATATTGAGGAAATCAATCGCAAGGTTCGAGCAAATCTTGATAAAGAGAAAGCCGAAGAGGATGCGAAACAATACAAATCTCAATATGACAATCTCTCAGCAGAAATCCAAAAAGTTCGAGACGAACGCACAAGCTTACTCGATAGTGCGGACTTACCATTGCCTGGTCTTTCGGTTGAAGATGGCGAATTGGTTTTCGAAGGGCAAAAATGGGACAACATGAGTGGCTCTCAACAATTGAGAGTATCGACCGCAATTGTTCGCAAATTAAAACCAGAATGCGGATTCGTACTTCTAGACAAGCTTGAACAAATGGACATTCCAACATTGAACGAATTCGGCAAGTGGTTAGAATCAGAAGGACTCCAAGCCATTGCGACTCGAGTGTCTAGTGGAGAGGAATGCCAAATCATCATCGAAGATGGATATGTAGTGTCTGATACAGTCACACCATTCCAAGATACAGAACCAACGAATAAATGGTCGTTTTAAGAAAGGAGTAAACAATGAATATTACAAGAGGTAAACAAGCACGAGCTCAACGTGTCGTGATTTACGGTACTGAGGGCATCGGGAAGTCAACATTCGCATCACAATTCCCGAATCCATTGTTCATCGACACAGAAGGCTCAACATCGAACATGGATGTAGCACGTATGGATAAGCCTACATCATGGACAATGCTTATGAATCAAATTGCATTCGTCAAAGCGAACCCAACAGTTTGTAACACATTAGTCATCGATACAATCGATTGGGCTGAAACATTAGCAATCGAGAGTGTATGTGCTCAACACGGAAAGAAAGGCATCGAAGACTTCGGATATGGCAATGGATACACGTATGTCAGAGAAGAATTTGGAAGATTCTTAAACAAGCTTCAAGAATTAGTAGACATTGGTATCAACGTGGTATTGACAGCCCACTCTCAACTTCGCAAGTTTGAACAGCCTGATGAAGATGGCGCTTATGATCGCTACGAATTAAAACTTGGTAAGAAGACGAGCTCGCAAACTGCCCCAGTTGTAAAAGAATGGTGCGACTTACTTTTATTCTGTAATTACAAAACTGTGGTAATGACATCAGAAACTAAGAAGAAAAAAGCACAGGGTGGTAAACGTGTCATGTACACTACACACCATCCAGCGTGGGATGCTAAGAATCGACACGGACTCCCAGATGAGCTGCCAATGGAATATGCTGCAATTGCTCATATTTTTGAATCAAGTAAACCTAAGGCTGTTGAGACGGTAGCTCCTCAAAACGTGGGCGTTGGAAAAGTAGTAAGCGAACCACAAGTTGACGAGCAAGTTCCCTCAGTTGATGAAGTTATCCCAACAGGAACGAGTGGAGCAGAAACTCAAGGAGATCCGTTCCCTATTAAAGAACCAATCAATATACCAGACTCTATTCCAAACAGTCTTAAAGATTTAATGCTTCAAAATTCAGTAACTACTGAAGAACTACAAGCGATGGCATTTAGTCGCAAACACTTCCCAAAAGATACGCCGATTGAAAACTTCCCATCAGATTATTGGGACTTCATCGTTGCTCATTGGGACGAATCAATGCAAGTAATCACTCAAAATAGAAATTTATTTAAATAAGAAAGAGGTAAACAATTATGACAGAATACAACAACAACTTTGAACGTGAATTTGGATGGGATGATGTTATCCAACAAGACCAAGAATTCGTACTTCTACCAGAAGGACTATACGAGTTTACAGTAACAGGATTTGAACGAGCACGACACACTCCAAGTGGAAACGGAAAGCTTCCAGCGTGCAACAAAGCAATCGTATCGGTTGAAGTGGTAGCTCCTCAAGGGAAAGTAACAATGAAACACAATCTATTCTTACACAGCTCAACTGAAGGTATGTTATCAGCGTTCTTCGGAGCAATCGGACAAAAGAAAAAAGGTAGTCCACTTCAAATGAATTGGAACACAATCACGGGAGCTCGTGGAGTGTGCAAAGTAGGTATTAGAACTTACAACGGGAACCAATACAACGAAATTAAATCAATGTATTATCCAGAAGATGTTAATCCAGATCATGTGTTGAATCGTACTCAACAACCAGTACAACAATTCCAACCAACTCAACAATCACAACAACCAACTCAACAATGGACAGGTGGAGCGTTCTAAAGGAGGGACATTGAATGGAATTACGAAAGTATCAAGAAGAGGCTCGTGAGTCCATTCAAAAAGAATGGGCAGAAGGTCGAAAAAAGACTCTTCTAGTTCTTCCAACAGGATGCGGAAAGACGATTGTATTTTCAAAAGTAATTGAGGACAGAGTGAGAATGGGCGAGAGAGTTCTCGTCCTCGCTCACCGTTCTGAGCTGCTAGACCAAGCGAGTGACAAGCTTCTCCAAGCGACAGGACTTCAAACATCGCTCGAGAAAGCAAGCTCAACGAGTATTGGCTCATGGAATCGAGTGGTCGTTGGATCCGTTCAAACCTTGCAGCAACCCAAAAGACTCGCAAAATTCGAGAAAGACCACTTCGATTCGATTGTGGTGGATGAAGCTCATCATTGCATCTCTGATGGCTATCAACGTGTGCTCTCACACTTTGATAGTGCGAATGTGTTAGGAGTGACAGCAACTCCCGACCGTGGTGATATGCGTAATCTAGGGACATATTTTGACTCGCTAGCCTACGAATACACTCTGCCTAAAGCTATCAAAGAAGGATATTTGAGCCCAATCAAAGCACTCACAATCCCATTGAATCTAGACCTCTCAAGTGTCTCGATGTCTCAAGGAGACTTCAAAGCGAGTGATGTTGGAAATGCGTTGGACCCGTATCTCGAACAAATTGCAAACGAGATGATGGAACATTGCAAGGATAAGAAGACGGTCGTGTTCCTTCCATTAGTGAATACATCCAAGAAGTTCAGAGACATCTTGAACTCGAAGGGATTCAGAGCAGCGGAAGTGAATGGAGAATCCAAAGATAGAGCAGAAATCTTAGAGGATTTTGAGAATGGAAAATACAATGTCTTGTGTAATTCGATGTTACTGACCGAAGGATGGGATTGTCCGTCAGTCGATTGCGTGGTCGTGTTGAGACCGACAAAGGTTCGCTCGCTCTACTCTCAAATGGTGGGGCGTGGAACAAGATTGCATCCTGGGAAGACACATCTATTGCTTCTCGACTTCTTATGGCATACAGAGAAGCATGAATTGTGTCGTCCAGCCCATCTCATCGCAGAGAATGAAGAGGTCGCTAAGGCTATGGTTGAACGTACTGAGGAAAACACAGGAGCAGAATTTGAACTTCTCGAATTAGAAGAAGTGGCAAAAGAAGATGTGACCGCACAGCGTGAAGAAGCTCTTGCGAAGCAGCTTGCTGAAATGCGAAAGAGAAAACGCAAGCTTGTGGATCCATTACAATTCGAGATGTCGATTCATGCAGAAGACCTCACGAGCTATGTCCCATCATTTGGATGGGAGATGAGCCCACCTTCAGACAAGCAGCTTCAAACATTAGAGCGACTTGGAATCATGCCAGATGAGATTGGCAACGCTGGGAAGGCTCAGAAGATTCTTGACCGCCTATCCAAACGCCAATCAGAAGGCTTAACAACACCAAAACAAATCAGATTATTAGAACGCTATGGATTCAGAAATGTAGGGATGTGGCAATTTGAAGCAGCATCTAAGCTTATCAATCGCATTGCTGCGAATGGTTGGAGAGTTCCTCACAACATCGATGTCCATAGTTACCAAGGAGAGTGATTGAGTGGAAGACAACAACTTACTTGAATTATTAGAATACATCGACCCCTCAACGCTCAACTATCAAGAATGGGTGAATGTTGGAATGGCACTCAAACATGAAGGCTATTCGGCATCGGATTGGGAATCATGGTCGAGTCGAGATTCGGGACGATATCATCCTGGAGAGTGTTTCAAGAAATGGGACTCATTCCAAGGGACAGGCTCTCCAGTCACAGGAGGAACAATCTTCCACATGGCTGTGGAACATGGATTTGAGCCTTCGAGACTACATGATGATGGACGAGGTGCTCTCGAGTGGGACTCATCGATTCAATATGATAATGACTACAAATTTGTGGACAAGGCTTGGATAGATGGAAAGGAATTCCATGAGCCAAAAAATTGGAATCCAGTTCAAGAAATCATTCGATACTTAGACACGTTATTCCAATCAGATGACATCGTGGCATATTCAACACAATCTTACGCTAAGACGAACGCTGAGACTGGAGAGGTTGAGAAGTATCTTCCACATCGTGGAAATTACGACAGAACAGCAGGGAAGCTCATAGATGAGCTTGAGCGTTGTGGTGGAGACATCGGAAAGGTCTTAGGCGATTACAACGAGAAAGCAGGAGCATGGGTCCGATTTAACCCAATGGACGGTCAAGGAGTCAAGAACGATAACGTTGTGAGTTATCGATATGCTCTTGTGGAATCGGATAACATGGACTTGGAGAAGCAAAACGCAATCATGCGTGAGCTTGAACTTCCAATCGCAACTCTTGTGTATAGCGGTGGCAAGTCCATCCATGCAATTGTACGCATTGAAGCAGCAAACAAAGAAGAATACAAGAAGCGTGTAGATTACCTATACAAGATTTGTAAAAAGAACGGTCTCAACGTAGACGAACAAAACAAGAATCCAAGTCGATTGAGTCGTCTCCCTGGGTTTATTAGAGATGGCAAGAAACAATTCATCATTGACACGAATATCGGTCACAAATCATGGGACGATTGGTACCAATACATCGAAGACTTGAACGATGATTTGCCAGATCCAGAAGGACTAAGCGAGACTTGGGACAATATGCCCGAGCTTGCTCCAGAGCTCATCAAAGGCGTACTCAGACAAGGTCACAAGATGTTGATTGCGGGACCTTCGAAAGCTGGGAAGTCATTCGGGCTCATCAATATGTCGATTGCAATTGCTGAGGGCTCGAAGTGGTTCGGTTGGGAATGTACTCAAGGAAAGATTCTATATGTCAATCTCGAGCTTGATAGAGCCTCATGCTTGCACCGTTTCAAGGATGTATATGCAGCAATGGGCATCGAGCCTCGAAATGTATCTAATATCGATATATGGAACTTGCGTGGGAAGACAGTACCAATGGACAAGCTCGCACCTAAGCTCATCAGACGAGCCCACAAAAAAGGCTATATTGCGGTGATTATCGACCCAATATACAAAGTTCTAACAGGGGACGAAAATAGTGCGGATCAGATGGCTCACTTCACGAATCAGTTTGACAAGGTAGCGACTGAGCTAGGATGTTCAGTCATCTACTGTCACCACCACTCAAAAGGGGCACAAGGTGGCAAGAAATCAATGGACCGTGCAAGTGGCTCTGGTGTATTCGCTCGGGACCCCGATGCTCTTGTCGATTTAGTGGAATTAGAGCTCACGGATGAGATTATCCAACAACGATGCGACCAATTGGCTTGCGACATCTACAAGGATGCCATCAATCGCATGAATCGACCATATATGGAACAATACATCGGTTTAGACGATTTAAGAAGTCCATATCAAATGCGTAATCACTTCGAGAAAGCGGTCGTGAACATCCAAGATAGATGGCAAACGAACGAGCTCATCAATCGAGAAACAAGCAAGATTCAAACGATGTCAGCGTGGCGTGTGGATGGCACACTTCGAGAGTTTGCTAAGTTCAAACCAAGGAATGTTTGGTTCAGTTATCCACTTCATATCGTGGACGATACAGGAATCCTCGATGACATCGAGTTGGATGACTCCAAATCGAATCCTTGGTGGAAGAAAAACTTCGACAAGAAGATGACTCCAGAGCAACGCAAGGAGGAACGAAAAATTGCGTTCGACACAGCGTACTCAGCTCTGAATGATGGAATGAATCCTGTCACATCGAATGACCTTTGTGAATATATGGGCATATCTGAGAAGACTCTCAAGAGACGAATCAAGGAATTAGATGGGTATGAATTCGATGGCGAGAATGTCGTTCTCAAAAAGTAAAATCGGAAAAAAACCTATTTTTGGACAGGACAAACTCGAAGACAGACATCGGGACAGACAGGACAAAAAATCGACTTTGTCCGTGTCCACGGTATAAAAATAATTAACCTAAAAGGTGTATTTGGACAGGACAAACTCGAAGACAAAATCGACTTTGTCCAAGAACGGACAACCTATAACCCTAAGAGGGTGTAATTGGGGAATGTCCGAAGAATCGTCCATCGTCCATGATAGGAACAGAACAGGTGGGCTTTAGACTCCGCCCACCATGTCTGTCCTTTCTACCATGGACAAAAGCGAAAATAAAAAAAGAAAAGTCTGTGTGGAATTTCACAAACTTAATAAGGAGAAAAACATGGAACGTAAAAAATCAAAATTGTTGGAAGTCGGAAAAGAGATGCCGCTCTTATATCATTCATTTCCAGATGAAGAATATGACCCAACGCAATCTCAAGTGTTGGAATGGATTTCGAAACAACCTGAACTCATGGAATGGATTTTCAGACAATTGAAATCTACTGGATATGTTATCTATGAACCTCAATGGGCAGCTTGGAGAGGTGTTGGGAATCATGATTGAATTCTTCATTCCCATGGAAAAGATTCCAACAACGACTCACCAACAAAAACAAGTGACTTGTAGGAATGGAAAGCCTCATTTCTACGAACCTCCTAAGCTCATACAGGCTCGAGCAAAGTACATGGCACACTTCTCTCACTTCGCTCCTAAGAATCCCCTGCGTGGTTGTGTGAGGCTCACAATCAAATGGTGCTTCCCTCTAAAAAACGGAACATACAACGGACAATATAAAGGCACTAAACCCGATTTAGATAATATGGAGAAGTTGCTGCTTGATTGCCTTACTGATTTGGGTTTTTGGGAGGACGACAACAAGATCGCTTCTAAAATCTCAGAGAAGTTCTATGCGGACCTATCAGGAATATATATTAGATTGGAGGAGCTTGAATGAAATTCGATTATAGAAAGTTCATGAATGAAGTAGTCGATTGGATTGAAGCTCAAGAAGATGCTGCTCAACGATATGGATTTGGTTCGGTTGAGTATTTTAATTGGGTATTCGAATCGAGTGGAAAGCTATGTGATAAATATGAGAACCATCCATTCGCTCTCAGACAAATGAGAATGGTCTACGAGCACATCGATGAAGCTGCTAAACAAATGAATTAAAGGAGCGATGCTCATGGAGAAGATAAAAATGTATGTCATTCGAGATGCTAAATATCCGCAATGGTACTTCCAACGTATCGAAGACTACTCAAGCATGATGGGGTACCTTGCGAAGAATCATCCGCGATATACGCATAAATTTACAACTGATATTAAACAAGCAATGCATTTCAAAACGCCAAATGAAGTTTTAGAGTTTATCAAAGAACATTCTATCGAAGGGACTATCGTTAAGGACCCGTACCAAGAACGAATTAGCAAGACGGCTTTTAAATACATGGGTGAGAATTACGGTGAAGCGATCAGTTACATCCACGGAATGATTGAAGATTCGAGTGAGAAGATGTTAGCTGCTTCCAAAGCGTTAAAAGTGAATGCAAATACATTGATTAAGTTTATGAAAGACCCGTATTCAGTTGCAGCTCATATTCGAGATCGTATTGTAGAAAACTTAGTGAATCTAGAAAAGGCGGTGAAGGCAATTGGCTAAAGATGAATTTGAAAAGTTAAAAGATGATGTTCACTACTTAATTGTGGCTCATTGCAAGTACAAGGATATGTTGATGTATGACAGAGCGTTGAAACAGTTCCAGGAAGATATCAACTATGGACAGCTCGAAGAGATGAGCTACAATGAACGATTCGCTTTCTTACTAGGCTTTGAAGCATCGTTGAAGGCGGTGGAAGATGCCATTAACTTAAATGAAGCTGTAAAGAAAAATCCTGAAATGGTTGATTGAAGAAGGGGATATTAAATGACACTAACTGTATTGCTTAAAGATGAAAAAAAATATATTTTCTACGGTATAAGGGAATACGGTATTGAATATGGAAAATACCTTAAATTTACTTATGTAGGAGACAAGGACGCTTGGCGGTTTAGAAATGAAAAAGAAGTACATGAAGGATGCTTTATATTAGATGCAATTGCTGGTTACTACATTAATAGATAAGAAGGTGATTAAATGAAAATTTTAACGAGTATTATCGTTTCTGGAATATTTTATTATATCTGTTACTGGGTCACAAAAGATGATTCAACTAGAGAATTAATATTTGCGTCGCTTATAGCTATCACGATATTAATTCTATGCATCTTAGAGTTGCTTGGATTTATATCGTTTTAAAGGAGGATAAATATGAAAGATAAAACACAGTATGAGGCTCTTATGGAAGAGCTGCAAAAAATAGTGGAAAATTTCAGAGTTGGAGTTGCTGAAATTGGAGAAATATTTTCAAAATTATTACCTGATATTGAAATTACTGAGGGTGAGGAAGATACATGGGAAATGAAATGCCCGTATGAGTGTGGGGATACACATTATTGTATCCAACCGAATGGAGCCGTTTTTGCAGATTGTTGGGAGGGCATAGAATCCGACAATAGATATTTTAGTCAAGGCAACGTATTTCCAACCGAAGAAGCAGCCGAACTCGAAGCCGAACGCAGAAATTTACTAACACGATTCAGATCGTTTCGGGATGAGTGTAATGGAGATTGGGAGAAGGATTGGAAAAGCCACAGAAACAGAAAATATTTTATTTCGTTCGAAACAACTGGAAAGTTAATTCTTTTTAACTCAGGTACTATTAACCAGTTTTGTCTATTCGGATATTTCAAAAATGAACAAGACGCTCAACGTGCAATCGACCTATTCGGTGACGAAATCAAAGAATTGTTCGTGGATTGTGAGGGATAAAAATGGACGTACGTTTAACAATACTAACTATCGTAAATATTTTATCGATTGTTATGTCATTAGTAGCCATATATAGGTCAAAGAATACTATAGATTCAGATATTCATTATATTGAAAAAATAATGGAATATATCGAATTAGAAAAATGCATTAAGGAAGAGAAGAAAGTCACAACTAAGATAACATCTTATGAACAAGCAGTAAAAGATATACTTGAAACTCTTCCAAAAGGTTCAGCAAAAGTGATAGATGAACCAATTGACAATACAGTAGTTATCAGAATTCAAAAAAATGTATTTATGGAGGAATAACAATGGAATTAATTATCTTTTTAAAAAATGGAAACACTCTTAAATTTGAAAATGTATCAAACGTAAGATTTAGCACGAATTTCTTTACAGTATTGTGCTTCGATTACGTGAGCGCATCGAATCATAAAAAGAAAAGTGCAGCTTTCAATTATGTGCATCTAGCAGGAGTATCATTTGAGGAGGAATTAGTAGATGTTGACAGTTTATTCAAAGCCTAGATGTATGCAGTGCGAGATGACGAAGATGTGGTTGAAGCAAAACAAGATTGAGTTTGAAAATGTGGACATCGAAGCGAACCCTGGAGCGTTTGAACTCTTGAAACACTATGGATATAGCTCGCTTCCTGTAGTAGTGATTGACGATGAATTTGATAATCCAGATAAAGCTTGGGCAGGGTTCCAAATCGATAATTTAGAAGCGCTATTGTGAGGTGAATAATGGACAATAGAGGTTATTATGGAATATGTGCTGGAATCATTGAAAGAGCCGTTGATGATTATAAGATAGCCTTAAGATACTTGCTTTCTAAAGGAATTGTAAAATCTGATTGGAATCTAAAAGAGAATCATTTTAGAAATAGGCGCCATCGAGAAGCGTGGAATGTAAAAACGGACTGTGAGTGGTTCTTTTTCAGTCAATATTTTGATTATTTGTCAGATACCGAAGACTTTGGACCAACGCTAGTCAAAAGAATTAGAGAGGATGTGAAGAATGGGCATTAAACATCAATTAAAACAAATTCGTTTAATCGATTTGGAAGTAAAATCAAAAATGGAAGAGTTAGACCGCTTGAATAATTCTTTCTTGAAATCTCCGTCTCTAAAAGAAATAAATGTTCAAGAATCAAAAGTAAGTCTCAAAGACGATGCATACGTTAAAATAATCAATTTGAATGATTATATTAATGATCAAGTAGATAAATTGATTGATTTGAAATATCAACTTATCCAGGCAATCGAACAATTAGACAATTCCAAAGAGAGAACAATCATTTGGATGAAATATATTTCTTCAAAAGGCTGGGATGAAATCGCTGAAGAATTGAAAATATCTAAAACCACACTTTTTATTCTTCATGATGAAGCTGTTAAAAAAATCGAAAGGTGTACTAAAAAAGATGACTCTGTACCGAACAGTACTAATGAATCTATGATATAGTTATCATGTGGAAAGATGTAAAAAAAAGACATTCTTTTTTCTCATGGTTTAAACTTCTTTATTATTTTTTTCCCTTCGAGTCCTACAGCTCGAAGGGTTTTTGTATGCAATGAAATGAGGTGATAGAAAATGGGATGACCGAAAAACAACAGAAATTTGCCGATGAGTACATCATCAGCTTGAATGCTACTCAGGCTTATAAAAAGGCTTATCCAAACGTAAAACGAGATAAAGTTGCTCAAGTGAATGGAAGTCGCTTGCTATCAAAAGCTATCATAAAAGCATATATAGATGAACAACTAGAAAAGTTAAAGTCCGAACGTGTCGCAGACCAGCAAGAAGTGCTAGAGTTTTTAACGGCAGTCATGCGTGGTGAAATCACAGAGCCTTTATTGGTTCTTGATGGTGACGGATATCAAAAAGTCATGGATGCTAAACCGAATGTGTCCACGAGAAAGAGTGCAGCGGTTGACCTTGGCAAGCGTTACGGTTTGTTCGTGGATAGGCAAGAAATCACTCAAAAGAATATCGACATCAAAGTAGGGGATTGGGATGACGACGAAGACTAATCCGAAAATCAACATCATCATCGATCGTCCTAATCGTGTTTTTAATAAGCATATCTACGAACATCTATTTGACTATGACACCTTCACAGAGGTGCATTACGGCGGGGCTTCGTCTGGCAAAAGTCATGGAGTGTTTCAAAAGATAATTCTTAAAGCGCTCAAATCATGGAACAAACCACGAAAAATATTAGTGTTGCGTAAGGTTGCTTCTACGGTACGCGACTCAGTGTTTGCGGATGTGCAAGCAACATTATCTTATTTTGGAATACTTAATTTGTGCAAGGTTAACATGAGTGCCTTTCGTATTGAATTACCGAACGGTGCCGAGTTGATTTTCAAAGGGATGGATAACCCAGAGAAAATTAAGTCCATCAAAGGCATTTCCGATGTGGTCATGGAAGAGGCATCTGAGTTTACGCTTGATGATTACACACAGCTAACGTTGCGTTTAAGGGATAAAGTGCATAAACAGAAACAAATCTATTTGATGTTTAACCCAGTATCCAAAGCAAACTGGGTATATAATGCTTTTTTCGTGAAGAGTCCTAAGAATACAGTGGTTTATCAAACGACGTATAAAGATAATCGTTTCTTGGACGACTTAACTAAAGAGAATATCGAGGAACTAGCCAACAGAAACGAAGCGTACTACAAGATTTACGCTTTAGGTGAGTTTGCGACACTTGATAAATTGGTATTCCCTAAGTATGAAAAACGATTGCTTAACAAAGACGAGTTGGCGCACTTGCCAGCTTTTTTTGGTCTTGACTACGGTTTTATCAATGACCCATCAGCCTTGCTTCATGTAAGGATAGACGATGCTAACAAGCGCTTATACGCTGTTGAGGAGTTTGTAAAAAAAGGATTGACGAATGACAAGATTGCTGAAAGTATCAAGGCTCTCGGGTATGCCAAAGAGCAGATACGAGCAGATAGTGCTGAAAAGAAATCGAATCAGGAATTGCGAAATCTTGGAATTCCTAGGGTTGTTGATGTGCAGAAAGGTCCTGGGTCAGTCATGCAAGGTATTCAGTATCTCTTACAGTACGATTGGATCGTTGATGAAAGATGTGTGAAGCTGATTGAAGAACTTGAAAATTACACTTGGAAGAAAGACAGAAAAACAAATGAGTACATCAATGAGCCAGTAGATAGCTATAACCACTGCATCGATGCGATTAGATACGCTTTGCAAGACAGAATATATAAATCAAACATCAAACTGTTCAAAGGAGGTTTTTAAAAATTGGCAAAAGTTTTTGTTAATAAACGGAAAGTCATTACGACAACAAGCGATGTAGTGACTGAAGAAGTCGTTACTGAGGCGATTAGGCTTCACATGAGTAAGCTAGTTAAGAATTATGTTGAAAGCGAGGATATGTATCTCTCTCAGCACGAAGTTTTGAAAATGGCAAAAAAAGATAGCTGGAAACCCGACAATAGATTGGTGTTTAATTATGCGAAGTACATTGTCGATACGTTCACAGGTTATCAGATTGGTGTTCCAGTTAAGATTAAACACGAAGACGAGAACGTAAACGAGTTTGTCTCAAGTTTCCGTAAAATCAATGACATGGAAGACTCAGAGTTCGAGCTTGCGAAAATGTCAAGCGTGTTTGGTCATGCTTTTATTTATGTTTATCAAGACGAATATAAACAAACAAGAGCGACATATAACAGTCCGATCAATATGTTTATCGTTCATGATAACAGCATTGAGGAACGACCGTTATTTGCAGTTAGATACACTTTTAATGAGAATAATCAAGAAGGTATCGGTCAAGTAATTACAAACGATGAAATTATTGACGCCACATTCACGACTGGAGGCTCAGTCAGATTTGGCGAGCGTACTCAACACATTTATAACTCTATCCCAGTAGTTGAGTTGATTGAGAATGAAGAACGACAAAGTATTTTTGAGAGCGTAAAGACATTGATTAACGCTTTAAAT